GTGTTCTCACCGAACCCTCTGATCATAACAGCAGCCCAGCAGGCGCTCCGGGATCCTGTCACTGGACTTCCTCTGTATCCTCCGGACAGCCTTGTTACGGTGGTCCGTAACACGAACGGAGACAATGTCATCTTTGCCTACACTTACAATATTGGCGTCTACGTTGAGGCAATCAACTTCCTGCGAATTACGTCTGGTCTCGCGAATTTCGTGTTTGCTAACTAACAATGGGGATTGTGATCAACCAGGCTACATGGGGAGACGAGTCGTCTACAACGGACATCACCGAGAGTCTTCAAAAGCAGGCAGCTGGAGGATATTTGGACACGAAGGCAAATAACAGTCTGGTTCCAGCAATTAACCTTTTGGGACCTAACATGAGCGTCAACTTGAACGATACAGAAAAGGCAGACATCAAGACGCAAGCGGCTACGATCTGTGGCAATGTATCCGATAGGAAGTGTATTGACTACCAACAGAATCAGCTGGAAACCAGCATGCTTCAAGCAAAACTGTCTGATAAGCAGTCTTCGGCAAATATAGTCAAGGGACGTCGTTTGACCTTAACTTACACGGATACAGATACGGGTCTCCAGAAAACGGTTGCGGTTCCCGATGGACAGGCGGTCAAGTTTGGAACACCGCCCTCAATCTCACTTCCCTCTATGCCGAGTCTTGGTGGAACTGTTCTTGCCGGAGCCACCGGGATAACAACACTGATCGCAACGGTCTTGTATGCCTTTAGTATCTTCGTAACGTATCGTCTTTTAGTCTTGACTGGACACTTGGCAGTTGCGTATGTTCTGACAGGACTCGCCATTGTGTTTCCGTATTCAGGACTCGTGACAACACCGATCGCTCTTGCAGTGTTCAAGTATATGGGATCTCAAAAAGTAGTTGCTAGTGTATAATGTTTCAAGTCGTGTGGATCACGGCCGGTGCAATCGTCGGTATGTTAATCGCCTGTATTGTGATCCCTCCTACGCGCAAACAGGTCTCGGTTCCCACCCCTTACGATACGGGTATTTTTCACACAGATACCGGCTGCATCCGTACTCATGCCATTGAGGTGCCGTGTGGGGCGGAGGCAGATTCCTTCAATCTACTCGCAAGTCTCAGCAAGAAGTAATGCTGGACTTCACCAAAGCCATCGAACGCGCAAGTCCCTTCTTTTCGTTCGTGATTGGACTGGGGATCTCAGTCCTACTGTTTCATCGAAACTACGAGAGTCAGCGCGTATTGGGTGTTCCGCTGGACGATGTCAGTACGAAGACAGTCAAGGTCGACGGCAAGTGCTACAAGTACCGCGTGGAAGATGCCACGTGCGAAATCCCGTCTCCTTCATAAACAATGGAGGACCAGACTTCGCTTGACGCCCTTCTGCCGTCGCCTCAGCTCCCTCAGTCCATGCCGCCGATGGCTGGTGTGTCGGGATCCGATCACATTGCCCGTACCCAGATGTCGCCCTCGTTCAAGCCGTCGCTTCCGATGATGCGCATGATGTGGGCCAACCTGACCCTGTACATCTCCTTCTTCCTGGCGACGGTTATCCTCTCGCTCTCCGCTCCTCGTGATCTGCTCCTCCGTTACATTCCCAGTGCCTACACGTCGAGTGGAGTGGTCTCCTGGCAGGGTGCCGGTGTTCTGGGCGCAGCCGCCGTGGTCGTGTCGCACCTCCTGAATGTGTTCCTGCTGAGTTTTCTGGGTTGAAGACGTAAAACGGATGTATCCGCTACAAGATAAACTACTTCACAATGCCGATCCTTTCCAAGTCCGATATCACGTACATTCTCAGTGCCCCGAAGATTCGGATTGAGAATGATGCAGCGTACGCCAAGTACCTTCTCAAGACATTGGTCTTTGTTGCCGAGAAGGCGAGTCTCAGGGACAGGTTCTTCAGGTCATTATACAATCTTGAGCCCGCTAGGTTAATGCTTGTTGAGATGGATATTAAGCCGGTGTACAATGGACAAACCTACGATCTTGAAGAGATCATTTCGGAGTTCAATACCCTTGAGGACCTGTCAACTGCGTGTGGAAAGCACGTGATCTCCTTCTACGAGGTGACCAAGGAGCTCCTCCAGATCTTTCTGGAGTTTCAGGTGACCCCTCCGCCTGTGGAGACCCCGATCGATGAGGATCTCCTTGACAGGCGTCTTGAGAAGGAGACGTCGTGGTAAAATGGATCTACGTGTTGCCGGAGGAGAGGACAGTACAATGGATCCCCATACTGCTGAAGTACTTCGCCACATGGCAAAGAGAATCGACGAGTTGGAGAAGCGCATCTTCCAACTTGAGAAGCGCGAGAAGTTTCTCAATCTTCCGAAGGACATGAGCCTTCAAGAGCAAGCCAAGGCGTTGGAGGAGCACAAGGACACACCGATGACGTATCAGGAGTTGCGGGAGCGTTTCGGTTAAACACATCGCGCCATAACACAATATGCAGTTCCTCCGACCGAGGTATCTGAGTGAGCCACCGGCATGGTTCTACCCGCGAGTTCTCGTGGGTGCCGGTGAAATGCTTACCCCTTCTTTTTTTCGTCGTTACAATGTGACTCACGTAATTAATTGTGCATTTCCCGAGGATTCTCCCGAATGGTTCCGGAAAGCGTACCCAACTCGATACGTCTGTCTGAATGCGATGGATTCAGTGGACGTCAATATTCTGGACTGGTATCCGGCATTTGAGGAGTCGTTGTCTCGATTTCTGCGGGAAGGAAACGGCACCATTTTCATTCACTGTCAGTGCGGAATTAATCGGTCGGCGTTCTTGACCCTGACCTACATTGTTCAGAAGTTTGGTATGCCGTATGAAAAGTCATTGATTTCCTTGAAACGCCAACGTCCTTGCATGTTCACGAATTCAGTCTTCAGGAAGCAAACAGAAGAGTTTACAAATGGACGTCTTCAGAATTCGGAAAACCCGAGATCCGGGAGCGAGCGGATCATCGATGGGGACTCTGGACTCAGTGCATCAGGAACAGGTCCAGGGTTTGCGGGATTCGGGTGCTAAGCAGGAGGAACTGAAGATAAAGCTGGCTGCATTTCGAAGTCAACGTGAAGTGTTGAGCACCTCGACCGAACTGACGGAAATTGTGAAGTGTTCGCATGTGGATTCACAGATTCGCGAGATTGAACAGGAACTTGCACGGGTCAATCCCGTGGAGGAGTATTACATGAAAAACATGGACATCTTACTTGACTATTACGGGAAGGAGAGCACCCAAGCCTCTCAGCCCGCCCCTCTCCCCAAAGATGCAAATACCTTCCTAAAATTCTTTGTCGCGAATCCGCCCGCTGCGGATACTGGATTATCCAAGAAGCAGATCTTTGACGAGTATGTGTCTCGCATGAAGTTGAGCAACGGTCCTGATGCGACCCAGTTGTTGACCGAGCACTGCACTGCGTGTAATGTAGCCCGTGAGGAGATTAGCTCCGAGGGAATCCTGGTCTGCCCGTCCTGTGGATCGGAGGAGTATGCACTGGTGGTGTCGGACTTCCCTTCCTTCCGCGATCCCCCGAAGGAGCGGAATAACTACGCCTACAAGAAGATCAATCACCTGAATGAGATCCTGAACCAGTTCCAGGCTAAGGAATCCACGATCATTCCGGAGGAGGTGATGAACGAGGTCATTCTGGAGATCCGTAAGCGTCGGATTGACAATATTGCGGATCTCTCCGAGGAGGATACGCGCCAGATCCTAAAGAAGCTGGGACGGTCCAAGTACTACGAGCACCGTGCTCACATTCTAAGCCGACTGAATGGAAATCCGCCCCCGACCATCACCCCTGAAATAGAGGAAAAGGTCCGGGCAATGTTCCAGGAGATCCAGGCACCGTTCTTGCTGTACTGTCCCAATGATCGGACCAACTTCCTGTCGTATTCATACATCTTGTACAAGTTCTTTGAGCTGCTGGACTTGGATGAGTACAAGGTATTCTTTCCCTTGTTGAAGTCCCGGGACCGGTTGATCGCGCATGACTCGATATGGGAAAAAATCTGTTCTTACCTTCACTGGGAGTTCATCAGATCAGTTTAGATAATCACCATTATTAATCTGCATAAGAACTGCATCACGCCTAACCTTTGCGTCTTCAACTGTTCGGAAGTATCCAAAACCCTTCTGCTTATTGTTCCGCTTAAAGTGAACTTGATAGCTGTTTCGACTTTCACACCAAGAGATACCATACATATCTTGTTCGTGCCGCACAGTATTCAATAAGTTATCTGTGTATGAAACCCATCGTAAGTTCTCAAGGCGGTTGTCTGAGCGGTCTCGGTTGATATGATCAACTAATTTGAGGTTCTCTGGGTTCTCGATAAAAGCCTCTGCAATGAGTCTATGTAGGTATTTCTTCGTCTGAACTCTGTTATTCGCAAGCCGGAAACCGTAGTACCCATGAGGATCCAAGTAGGGTTTCATAATTCTACCTGTTGATCGGTTCCTAACTCGTCCTTGGTTTGACACCTCGTAATTTATATGTGATGAATCTTTCCACTCTTCCATATGTATATGATGCGACTATCCTTTAAAGGAGTTTCCACGGAAAACTCGTCGCAGACATAAGTAATGGCGAACTTGGACAATCCGGTCAATCCCCTCGGCCCGACCCAGGGAGATGCTGACAGCCCCGGTGAAATAGATAAGATTGATCCTTCGACCCGTGTATTAGGCAATGATCTTGTTGTAGGTAGAATGTACTGGGTCGTGAGGTACAACGGGGATTTTTTCTCCGCACGTCTTGAAGCTAATCTTCCTGGCGGAAATGGGCTGCTCCCGGCACATCAGTGGGCTGATGTCAAGCACTACGCCACTGAACGACGCGGTAACGTTAGGATTGTAGGGGAGCACACGCCCTTTATGGGTAATTTTCGGGTCCCGTACCCCTACCCGACGAGAGAAATAAGCGCTGACTATAATCACGCGTATTATCCTGCTCCTGATTCTGCCAAAATGCGGGGTCGCGACCTTACGTCTGTCAAGAGAGTTGGTCTTGCAAAGAACCTCCCCGAAGATGTAGAGTCCGTGATGGGATCGTTCATAACAGGCAAGAAGGGATCAACCAAAGCACAGATGGATAAGCTGCAGCAAGAGGCCGGTCTACCGTTGGCCCCCCGTGCGGGTCGCCGTAAAGTCACAACCAAAAAAGCCGCTAAGAAGACCTGTTCACCCGGTTACGAGGTCTACAACTTCCGTAAGACTCGCAAGGGTGTGTTCTACGATTGTGCGCCGAAGCGGAAAACTCGTCGCAGCCGTAAGTAATGAAACGGTCGATTGGATACATGGTGATTGGCCTTTTGGTTTTGGTGATTCTGTATTTGGGATTTGAGCGCTTCACGGTGACCGTGACTGGACCGGATTCCATGCCTCCTCCCAAAGTGATGCAGTCGTTTCCTCTTCCACCGTACGAGTTCAGTCCGGACCCGCCGCCACTTAACGCAGAGCCTCTTCCATCGCCGGGACCAGAGCCAATGCCCGTGGACGCGTTACCACCTTTGCCCAAATTGGATCCCACATTGGTGAAACCCACATCAAGCGATAGCAAGGCCCTCTACGATGCAAGAATGAACCTAGCGACCGTAGAGCAACGGTTCCTCGACGGTAGCGCAACGGAGGAGGATGTTCATGGCGCAAAGAAGGAAGTCGATCGTCTCCTCTAAAATATTGACTATTCATAAATGTCGGAGGCGATCAAGGCAATTAAGCATCGCGTTGGCCACAAGGATAACTACCCTCCAACGGGCGATCAGCCTCCGGACCACCTTGTGACTGCAAATATAATGTATATCGTATCGCGAGTCGTTGCCGAGCTTGAGGGTCGCATCGCCGCGCTTGAATCCAATGCCGGAGTCTCGCCGCCGCCCGCTCCCGCTGCTGAGCCGCCGCCTGGACCTGGTCGCTACTCTGATCAGGATCGGGGCGCCTATGCACCTGGTGGCAGGTTCGCTAAGGGCGGCCGTAGAACTCGTCGCCGTTACTCCTGATCCGGAGGCAGGCTCATGAGACCGTAGAGCACACCAAAAAACACTAACGTATGGAGCATAAATCCAAACGCCGTAGGGCACCCGTTGTTCGCGATACCCGAGATCAACGAGTTCATGAAGCGAAATGTCACAGGATTGGCTACGAGGAAAAAGGCAAGAGTGGAGTACAACGAATACTTGAACTTCAATCCTTCAGACTTGACGGCCATTTGTTTTATGTCAGGCAGTAAAATACGTAGTACTTTGAATACGGATCTGGGTCACGCGGATCGTCTTCGGGTTCTACCAGATACTTGTAGGTCTTTAACAGGTGCTTCTGCAGAATCCGATACGCATCCACCCACCATTCAAGTTCTTCGGTTGTGAATTCCGACCAATCCAGTTCAGGCCAGGGATATTCCTGTAAATTATCCAGATCCAGAATGGGACGCGGTGTCTCCATTGAAAAATGTAAGTAAATGATTCTTTGTGTCCGTTTTATTTAGAGCTCCAGGGGAGGCATGTCATCGTCGTCCAGCGACTCGTCCTCGGGGTTCATCACCGGCTCGTGAGGAGGATAGTACTGAGCCCGCAGCCAGATCCGGCCGAAGTCGTGCCAGCTGCTGACGCTGATGTCACGCCCGATCTCCTGGCTGATCTCGTGGAGCGCATCCGTCTCCTCGAACACCTGCTGTGCCGTAACGGCCTCCTGATTGCGGATGGAGATGACCTCGTGTTCGTCAATGATGATCGGGAGCATGATCGCCATGTCAGTTCCCGTGGATGAGTTGTCAATTGTCACGAGCAGAAGCTCCTTGATGTCCGGGCAGACCTTGTCAAGTACTCGCTTGACAATAATATCCTTGGCGTTCTTCAGCAGGATACGGCGGTTGACCTTGAGGTAGGCAGAGTGCATCTCGGCAAGGTCGGAGTTGGAGAGGATCGGCATTTTGACTTGGGTACTCTCCTCTACCTTCCTTAAAATGGATCCATTTTGTCCCTGGAAGAAGACCTTACTGTCAAGATGAATTACGATCCAATTCTTCTCAACCGCTGGCTCAAGGCAACCCGCGACTACGCTCTTCTCGTACAATCCAACGCACCTCCCGAGGTCCAGCGCAACGCAAACAACATGGCAAAAAGTCTATTGGTTCGCATCTTAACCACCGTGGGTGTCTCGTTTGATGCCGCGATGTCCTCCACACAGCTACGCGAAGAGGACTTTGCTGAGATTGATTAATCTGGGAGCTATACAATGGATGGAGATGCACCTGTGTTTGTTCCTGCTAAAGTGAAGGCAGTTATTCGCTACATCCTTAATCCGCGATCACCCCTTTTTAACATGGCAGATTTAGTCTCCACAGTCACGACTGGGGAAACCGTTCTCTACCGAGGACAATGCGACGAATCCGATAAGAAAATACCCAGACTAGGAAACAATCCTCTTGAGATTTCGCTTGCGTATGGACGCCCAATTTCAACAAGCGCACAGCTGTCTCCGGCAATCTGGAAGTTTGCATGCAAGCCAAATGGTCGTCTCTTTGAGATCCACGTAACCCGTGGCGTAACCGTGTATATCCTTAGCAAATCGCTGGAAAAGGCTGATCTGAGTAAGGAGGTCTTTCAGTTCATTAAAGATGAACTTCCCGCTGGCTCGGGATACAAGGACATGTCTGTTGCCCAAATACGCGCTGTCTTTTTCAAGAAGCTTGCTGAAGAAAAAGAAGTATTGTTGGATCCTAACTCAGGGATCTTTAGGAAAGAGTCAGGTGAAGCTGAAGACTGGACATCCGAGGAAGTTGCCCGAGGTGATAAAACGGTGTATGTAACCGGGTTCTTTCCCAAGAAAGCGGGTAAGCGCAGAGCAACTCGTCGCCGGAGACGACGGGCTACTCGTCGTCACTGATCACTTACTCTCGAGTGCATCAAGCCGAGCGTTGATACGGTTGAGACTTTCAACAATAGACTCAAGCATTTCTGTCTGCGATCGATACGAGAACCTACATGCAGTTGAGACGGGACTTTCCTTGTTCCTGTGCTGATCGTTCTTTACCTTCTCCTTCGCCTTCATAAGAAGTTCTTGAGGAGTGATGATTGGAGGAATCATCTTCTTAGCCTCCTCAAGCTTGGCGATGCGGTCGTGGAGAGTAGCGAGTTCAGTATCAATGGCGGACATCTTGAATGTGAAAAGATGTTATTGGTACGAATCCAGATCCGTTTTACATTAGCAAGATGACAATGCGATCTCCAGATCTGCGCTGAGCTGTTGTTGGATTGGCGATGTCATCGTTGGACGAAGAGTTTTGAGATTAATTGTATAAATCGACTTGCCTCTGGGATTATTGCGTTCCTTGAATGTGATGAAGGTTGTTCCTTCCCACGTATGAATCCGTCCAATGAAGTGGTTCATGCTGAGACCTGCGTTTCGTCCAACAGAATGAATAAGTTCCATTGTCGTTTGCCGAGGAGCTTCTGGTTGGTGATAAGGCATTGGGATCGACGTTACGAAGTCACTGATGAGCGACAAGAGGTTAGTGTAGGAATCTTCGGGGGTCTGCATTTTGTCAGGGGCAACTCCTCTTTGGTTGGACCAAACAGATCCGTTTTACTTGTTCCTGCATGTCTTCGTGTGCACCTTCGCCACAGCCTCCTTGAGATTCGCGACAAGCTCGTCTGCAATGGACCCCATGAGCATGATCGTCATGGGCTTGTCGCCGCCCGACTTGTCTGCATAGGACAGCCACGTCTTCCCGCGCTGAAGCCACACGTCTCCTTCATCCACGTTACGGGAGATGAAGTAGCGTTTGTAGTACTCAATGAACTCACAGATGACCTTGTCTGGAGACACATCCTCATCGCCGTCGTAGAGGTCGGAGTATTCGAAGACAGCGATTTCGAATGCCATCTTGAATGTGAAAAGATGTTATTTGTACGAATCCAGATCCGTTTTAAACAGTGTTCTTACCGAGGAATTTATCTCGAGCAGTGATGGCTTCTAAATGTGTGTCGAATATATCATCAAACCTCCCATATGTTCTGTTATTAAATCGAACACGAAATCGCCCAGTGTTCCCCCACGGACTAATATAATCCCATTCGGACAGCGGACCGGGTTTTAAAGCTCGCATGGCGTTTCGGCGGTGTTCTTCGCTTTTAGGCACGTTCTTCAGTTTAGCGGAAATCTTCGCGTTTCTTTCGGGTGTGAATGCCCCCCAGTCTGCGTTGGAACGACCCTTCAACTTTTCCTGTGTTTTTTTAGTGGCCCACGCCCACATCTCAGGGTTGTTTGCACGGTGAAGTCGCATGGATTCGGATGCCTTGTCAAGCGACTCCTTCGATCGCGTCTTACCCATGTGGGAAATGGATAGTAATCTCCGAGTCTCCTCGCTTGACGGAACACCCAATTTGGTTTTAGATCCACACCGTCCCATATTGTATCCAGGAGAGGTATCCCATACATATGTGTGTAACAGGTCTGCAAAGAACTCTTCATAATAGCCCAGCTTAGAGTGTTCACATACGTACAATGTTTCACAAATGAAGTTTTCTACCCCGTATTTCCGCATGGCATTGTACAACGCGTAGTCACTGCCGACTCGCTTACTTGTAGCAAGGTGCTGCCTCCATCTGCGGTCTGGTGCCGGAAGATGATGTTGACCTACATACATTTTTCTATTAACAATGTTGGTGATGAGGTAGATACAACCAAGAAGACTGGTCGCACTCCCGCCGGAGACGAAGAAAGTGCGGAGGTCCGCCATCTTAACAGTTAAAAATTGTTTTTCTTGCCGATATTCCGTCCATTTTTTCAGCGAATCCACCAGCCCTCCGTGTGCTTGACCTCATAGCATCGAGCAGCCGTGTGCTCTAGCCGTCCGCAGCGAGAACACCAGTTGGCTGGCGGAGGCAGCTCCTTTGCCGGGGGACGGCATCCCTTCTCGTGCTGCTCGCAGGCGTGGCGGTTCGGGTAATCCGACACACACCACTGACAGGCCCAAGAGATGTTCTTTTCCTGCTTGCAGTCCTCGTGAGTGTGCCCTGTTGCGTGGCACTTCACACACGCATCCGGAGGGGCGTGCATCATGAATCGGATGGCCATCTCCTCATCATCGTCCAGCTTCATTCCGTCGCACCCGACATTGCGGACATTCTCGAGTCCGTACATCTTCATCCACTTCAGCGTGGTGTCCCGCACGTCATGTTCATCCTTGAGAGGCCGCATCTCCGCGACTTCGATGGGGTTATAGACGCGGATCCACTGCGGTCCGAATCCACACTCGTAGTAGGCGTAGGTGTGCGCGACATCCTTGGACTTGCCGATGAACCACTTGTTGCACGCGAGGCGGAGAATGTAGAGTTGTTCCATCTTAGCCGACATCTCTTATTCTGGTAGGATCAAATCCATTTTAACCGGACAGACGATAGGAAGCAATGGATCCCTTCTACGAACACATCAAGGCTCTTCCCGAAGATCAGAAGATTGCAAGGTTGGATCAAATCATCGGCTTTCTTCGTCAGCATAACGCGAACGATCAAGCAAACGCCTTCCAAGAGTTAAAAAATTGTTATCCCAAGTTCCCCTTGTCGCCCAAGGAACGAGTGTTTCGGGAGTATTTGGCGTGGTCCGAGATCTCGAAGCACCAGGACCACCGCATTCTCCAGCACATCTTCTCAAGCGCGCACTGAGGGAATTCGAATTCGCAAGATTGCCGGTGTATCTGTCGTTGGAGTCCACTCCGGCGCGTCCGCCCGGAGGGTCGGGATGCGGATGCGGAGGCGCGGCATGTGGAGGCGGTGGATCTCGTGGATGTCCCCGATCAGGTTCATCTGGTGCCGAACCCACAAATACGCCGTGCGAAGAGGATTCTGGTACTTGGTGATCCGGTGAACGCCTCCTGCCTCTGCGAACAGCAGCGCAAGATGGTCAGCATTTCCCTCTCCCCGAGTCAGGCGTACGAATTCGGGGACAAGGAGATGCGACGACTGTGCCAGAGCGCGATCGTGACGAAAGGTCATGCCGTGGAAGGGCCGGTGGATCGTGTCGTGCACGTAGCAGTAGCATTTAGGGCACTCCATTTGAACTACAGCTAAAAATGATTTTTTGTAAGTAATTGAATCCATTTTGCATCTAGCCGTACATACGGCGGCTCATAAGATCCAGCTTTCGCAGATCATCCTTGTCGTATCCAGCCCACATGTCCTCGAGGTATCCCTTCACCTCGGCCTCGCGGCGATCCAGAAGCCGCTGCCAGTCCGCCTTCTGTCCCGGGGTCATCGGAAGCCCGAGCTTGTCCTTGATCTTCGCAATCTCGTCATAGTAGTCGCCCAGAGACTTGTGCTCCGGCTCCGGAGAGGGAGGCAGGGGCTTCTCGTACCGCACGTCGTAGCAGACCTTGCAGTAGCGGTCGTTCCAGAGGTCGCAGTAGTCTCCGCAGCCCCCGCACTGTTCGTAGTACTCCGCCTGGCACTGCAGGCAGTCCTGCTTTCCGCACCAGTGTGTGTCATCCACTCCATACCGTTGCTGCCAGCACGCGCCACAGTATCCATTGTTGTTGTTAGCTCCGAGAACCCCGCATCCCGGGCATCCCTCGGCCTGTTCCCTTGTGTAGCAGTCGTTGCAGGTCTCGTCGCTGTGCACGGAGATGTTGGAGCAGTCCATTTCGGAGCAGAAGAAGATGTGAGTGTTGAAGTTCATTGTGATAGCCGCCCACCTTCCTCTCTCTTTGGACTAAACAGATCCATTTTAGACGATACAATGGCAGGTGTGCCAGTCTATCGCCCTCAAACGTCAGCAGTTATCATTGGGTTTGGTTTAGGTCTCTACTTACCCAGCTTGCCCTTCATCGCCTTCCAGGCATAGCAGGCCACGAGGGCGAACACGACGGAGTGCGTCAGGTTCACCGTCATCGTCGAGCCGCCCGGGGGCAGGCGGACGAGCACACCCGGGATCAGGAAGTAAAACACAGCCGCGAGGAAGGCGAGCTTAACGAGCATTTTGTTTAGTAGTTGGGAAAAAAACGCCTTACGACTTGAAGACATACCTGTGCATCGCAATGTGGGCCGCAGCAAACACAAGGGCGTGGGTGGCGGCGACCGTCATCTGCGAGCCACCCGGGGGGAGGCGAAGGAGGATGCCCGGCGTCAGGACGTAGAACAGCAGGGCGGTCGTGAGGAAATACCAGTACATTTATGATCTCGCTAGAAAATTTACGCAATGGATTTGGTACCGAAGAAATCGTGATAGACATGCTTCAGTTTGTCATCCAGTCCCTCCAAAAAGATGAAGACTGCGTAGATAAACATCGTCTGTCCGCCGAACGATTCTAAGTACGACTCCAGTCCCTGGCTCATGTGGATGACGGGAACGAACGAATTGACCAGATACGTGATCCAGAACAAGACAATGACAATCAATGAGATTTCAACCGTAACATCTGTCAGCTGATATAAATTGGACTGCTTCTCCCAGTCTGCATCAAACGTGGGGAAGACACGCCACATACCCCACGACAGGAGACCGCCTAGGAAGACATAGAATATCGAGATACAGATAAGGTTGACTGTGAGGTTGAAGACCTGGCCCTTGACGGACGGAAGTGTATTTAGCCCTATGTTCTTCATTATTTAGACAGAAGACAAGAGTATAGATCATATGACAGTCACCAGCAACTTCGTCCCGATCGTCTCCAATGCGCCTACCGTTCTCCGTACCTGGGGCAAGCACCTCATTCTCGATGCCGCTGGCTGCTCTCCCAAGATGATTGGCTGTTCCACTGTCATCACGAACTTTGCCAAGACCCTGGTGAAGCGCATTGACATGGTTCCGTTCGGTCAGCCCCAGGTGGTGATGTTTGGGTCGGGCAACAAGAAGGGCTACACGCTCGTTCAGTTGATCGAGACGTCCAACATTACCGCGCACTTTGTGGAAGAGAACAACTCCATGTATCTGGATGTCTTCTCTTGCAAGGACTT